AGAAAAATTAAATTTAATACCTTTAAGAGAAGGAAAATATCCAACAACTGAAAAACTAGATGGAGGAGAAGCAAATAGAATATTAGATAATGGTATAGGATTTATGTCTATAACATCAACATTTATAGTAAGTTAAAATGCCAGATAGAAAACATATAAACCCCCGAAGACCTATACCTACAAGTGGATATGATAGGTTAAGAGATAATATAAGTGCAAATTTTAGACAAGATCCAGGTCGCTTTAATGAACCACAAGGTTTTCCTACTGAAAGTTTCCCACCCCCCGATACGAGACCTAGCGCGGGTAGAGCAGACCAAATTTCACGTTCAAATGATACTGTAAGAGATCTTTCAATTGGTTTGCAAGACCATGATGAAGCAATAATGTATTATTTTAATAATGTTATTAAACCATCTGTTATGGTAAATAGTAATAGAACAAATGTACCCATAATGTATGGTTCCCCTGAAAGATGGAAATCAGTTCAAAAAGATGGATATTTTAGAGATAAAGAAGGTAAAATTCAAACACCTCTTATTATGTTTAAAAGAGATAGTGTTGAAAAAAGACGAGATCTTGGTAATAAGTTAGATGGTAATAATCCTCAACTACATTATACTTTTCAAAGACAATATTCTGCTAAAAATGTATATGATAATTTTTCTATTTTACAAGGAAGAAAACCAAAACAAGAAATGTATAAAGTAGTAGTACCTGATTTTATAAAATTAAACTATAGTTGTACTTTATGGTGTGATTACGTAGCTCAAATGAATAAATTAGTTGAAATGATTAATTATTCCTCTGATTCATATTGGGGGGATAAAGAAAGATTTAAATTTAACGCAAAAATAGATACATTTAGCCATACTACAGAAATAAATCAAGGTGAAAATAGAATTGTAAAAACAGATTTTGGATTAGTAATTCAAGGATATTTAGTTCCAGATAGTATAAATCAATCAATATCTATAGGTGGTACAAGAAAATCCTACACTAAATCAAAAATTAAATTTAACACAGAAGTAATAACGGGAGTTACATCTGATGCATCAAGAACTAGAGAAGAAGTTAGAGGTGAACCTTTAGGAATAAGTATAAACGAAGACATTGCAGCATTAGGTGGGATAGGATACCAAATAATAGGCAATACAAACCAAATAGCATAACAAATGGCACAAAAAGATAGATTAACATTAAAATCCTTTTTCCAACAAGGAGATATACCCACAGAAAATAATTATATTGATCTGGTAGATTCTTTTTTCACTTTACAAGACTCAAATTCGGGAAGTTTAGTACTAACAGGTAGTATATTTTTATCAGGTTCTAATGCAAACATCACTGCATCTGGAAATATAAGTGCAAGTGGAGACTTATCAATGACAGGAAATACCTTTATAGGTGGTAATATAACTTCCTCTGGTAATATAAGTGCTAGTGGTAATTTTACAGCCGCAGGATTATCTGTAGGAGGTAATATAGTAGTACAACAAATAACAGCATCAAGTAATATAAGTTCAAGTGCAACCTTAATAGCAAATGAAGCTAACATAATTGGTGATATAACAGCCTCAGGTAATATAAGTGCAAGTGGAAATATAACAGCAGCTGAAGGTATATTTGGTACAGGTACAACTACTATAAACGATAGTATTAATACTACTGGTAATATAACAGCCTCAGGTAATATAAGCGCTAGCGGAAATATAACAGCAGCAAATGTTCGTTTACCTGGTGGAGCTACAATATCCTTTGATGATTCTTTGGATGGTACAGATCAAACTATTTCAGGTACTGATGATAATATTACTATTGATGGTGATGAAAAAATAAAACTTAGAGCAGACGATGTTATTGAAATACAAAATACATCAGCTCAAAATACTATAGTTATTAGCCCAAATGGTGGTCATATAACAGCCTCAGGAAACATAAGTGCAAGTGGTGATTTAATAGGAACTCAATTAGACATAAATGGATTTGCAGGAGCTGTAAAAGTAACTGGTGGTGATACCGGAAATTTATTTGCAATAAACAATATTAATACATTAAACTTAGGTAAACTTCCTCATCTTACAACTACTAATCTAGTAGGTAGTCTTAATATGTCTCAACCTGATGCAGGTCATATAACAGCTTCAGGTAATATAAGTGCAAGTGGTGATTTAGAGATAAGAAATATAACGGCTTCTAATGGTATAACATTAGCAGGAACACTAACAGCAGTTTCAGGTAATTTTCAGCATATATCATCTTCTTTTATTAAAACTAATAATTTAGTTTTAAGTGGAAGTGATGGGGCAGAAGTAGTTTTAAATATTACTAATAATTCATACTCTGCTGCTGATGGAGATGTGGGTATTCAGTTTAAAAGAAAAGGAAACGTAGTTGCAGCAGATGGTCAAACTGTAATAGAAGAAGCAGGAAAAATATTAGCTTCTCCCGCAGGTAATTTTAATTCTTCACCTAATGTAGATTCTAATTTAGAATTCTACACTATGAATAATAATACCCAATCTTTACATTTAACCTTAGATAATGTAGGTAATTTAAGTGCTAGTGGTACAGGTTCGTTTATAAATTTAACATTACCTGGTATTCCTGATGTATCATCTTCTTTAGCAGCAGCGAATGCAGGGGGTGATAATTTAGGAAACCATACAGCTACCCAAACTTTAAAAATGGGTAGTACTGTAAGTGAGGGAAATGCAATTAAATTTATTACAACCGCTAGTGGATATGTTGAAGCAGATGGATCTGCGTATGCTATGTTACTTTCTACTAGATTAGGTAGTAAAACTGAAACGCATATAGATATGGCTTTAGACCGTGGTATAATTTTATTTGCTTCAAGTTCTGCAAACACAAATATTGTAGAGATTCATGGTAATATAACATCATCAGGTATTATAAGCGCAAGTGGAGCTATATTTACTTCCGATTTAAATGTCAATTATGCTGCTTTACCAACTTCAGATCCAAGTGTAAAAGGTCAAATTTATAGAAATGGATCTAACCAATTATTTGTATCAGCAGGATAATAAATGGCAGTAGAAATAGGTAAAAAATATCCCAAAATTAAATGGGGGGAAGCTGATTTTAAATGGAATACTTCTCCCAATAATCCTTCTTATCCAAGATATACATGGGATGAAGTTGAATTAATTCAACACGCTGCAGGAGATATTGTAAACGAACCTTGGCTAAAATGGGAGGATAAGAAAAAAGAAAAACTTGTAAAACTTATTTGTAAAGTTCAGGGTAAAACTTATAGTAAAAGTAAATCTATAAAAAAACATACTATAAAAATAAGTGACATTAAAATAGCAGCTGAAAAAATATTAGGTATTGAGGTAGTAACAGAAAACATTAAGTTTTAATAACTATCCTATATTTATAATAAAACAAATTTATGTATAAATTATTTACAGATAAATCTGAGCTTTTTGAATGCGATATTAAATTAGAAGGAGCCAGTTTAAGTAAATCATCTGCACGCTTAGTAGTCGAAACCTCTGATTACTCTTTACTTTTTAAAGGTGAAATTAATTCTAAGGGAAAATGTGAAATCCCCATTAGAAAATTAAAAGGTCTTATAGACGAAAATACTACAGGTAATATTCGTTTAGAAATAATAGCTGAGGACACATTTTTTACTCCTTGGGAAAGTGATTTTGAAGTAGATGCAAGTAAAAAAGTAACTGTTGAGGTTAAATCACAACAAACTAAAAAACCAATAGTAGAAACTAAGGTAAATGTTAAAATTAAAGATAAAAAACCAACACTTACTGAAAAAGATCACGTAATAAATTTACTTAAATTATTAGTAAAAGAAGATATAAACATAAAAAACATCTCATACAAGCGTAACGCACTAAATAATATAGTAGCAACGTATCTACAAGAAAACACCGTGAAAAACACAGGTAAAGTTATTAATGGTGTATTAAAAATTCTTGAAAAAAAGAAATAAAATGGTTATAAATGGCAATCAGCGACTTTACAGGAAAAAATATACAGGACACTTATCAAAGGGTAGTCCAAACAGATGGAACTAATAGATTAGCAGACGGAACTGGTTCTATTTTTATACCAATTTCTGCTTCACATGCTATTTCTGCTTCTTACGCTGTTTCGGCTTCTCATGAAATAACACTTGAAATATCTTCATCATATGCTCAAACAGCTTCAATGGCATCTGATAATTTTATTGTTCAAGGTCATATAACAGCCTCAGGTAATATAAGTGCAAGTGGAGATATAATAGGTGATGGTGATTTAACTATAATTAAAAATGATGGTACACCCGCAGTATTTACATTAAATTCCCCTAATGATGGTTTTGGTAGACCATTTACAATTACTAATAATGGAGTTAGACCTACTATTAATGCTCAGGATGTATTAGA